GACAGGCCGTTCACGCCGACGGCCCACTCGATCGCGAGTAGGTCGTCACGGAAGTACCGGCCCGCCGTCTGCCCCGGCCCCTCGCCGACATCGGACGACAGGCTCGAGAAGAACAGCATGTCGTCGGTGACATCAAGTTCCCCGGGCGGGAACGCCAACACCGTCAGTTCACCGGCGAGGCGATGCGCCGCGTACAGGTCGGCCATCTTCGACAGCAGTCCCCATCGGGACGTGTTGGCGGGCATCAGAACGCCCGGCGACGGTAGGAGTGCAGGGCGTTCAGGTAGTTGTCGACCTGGAGGAACCCGGTCGGGCGGCCCTCGGCCTTGTTCGGTGTCGAGTACCGGGTGGTGCCGGCGTCGGTGATCGTCAGCAGCGTGTCCCGACCAGCACCGGACCCGTCGACCGTGACCATCCGTTCGACGTACAGGGCGCAGGCAGCGAGGTAGAGCGCACCCGCTTCGGCGGGGTCTTCGTCGGTTGCGGCGACACCGATGCCGTGCGTGTAGGTGGCGGTCACCTTGGACGACGTGTTGATCTGGACGCGGCCCCGGGCCGTGTCGAGTTCTTCGACCGTGACCGCGTTGTCGTTCTCGTCGACGACTGTGCACGCCGTCACCTGCACGTCCGGCAGATCCAGCCACCCGCACCGGGCCTTGCCGGTGTAGGTGGACTCGCGCGGCGGGCACGCAACGCCGAGGTAGTCCTCTGCGATCTCCCCGAACTCAAGGACGTACAGGTCGATGGCGTCGTCGTCGGAGGGCTTGAGCCGCCGCGGCCGGCGGGCGCGTACCTGCGCGGCGGTGAGCAGCGGCTGAACGGCCATCAGATGTTCGCGGCCTTCTTGGCGGCTCGCGGTCGGGTGGCACGCTTCTCGCCAGGGACAGCGGTGGCCGCTTCCACGACCTCGAGCGGCTCGAAGTACTGCGGGTTCGACACCACGATCGGGTCGGAGTCGTCGATGTGGGCACCTGCGGGGATGACGCGGGTGCTGGTGGCGCAGCCCTGACGGGCACGAACGAGAGCCATGGTGGCCTCCTGTGTTGACGGAAGATGGGGCGGCTCCGGCGTGGAGCCGCCCCATCAGCGGTTGTGACCCCGGGTCAGGCCGTGGTCGGGTTGTCGAGCAGCGTGAAGGCGGCGTCGTTCACCGAATCGCCGCCGACCCGCCACCAGGCGAGCAGGCCGCGCTGGCCGGTGAGCTTCCCGTCGCCATCGACGACGTGCTGGATCACCTCGACGGACATGCCGATCCGGTCGGCGATGACGTAGTTCCGGAAGTCGCCCAGGACCGCGATGTAGTTGTTCGCGGTGGCCGCCGTGTCCCACGAACCGTCCATGGCGGACGCCTCGTAGGCGTTGTAGCCGAGGAGCTGCGACGGCAACCCGGCACCGATGCGCTCCCACAGGGAGGCGCCACCAGCCGTGTCGAACTGGCGGACCTTGTTGTAGATCGCCCTGTTCGCCACGAACGACGCGTTGGGCCGGAACCGGGGGCCGAGGGCCTCTTCCATCGCGTACAGGTCGACGGCGGCGAAGACACCTTCGGATCCGGCGACGTTGATCTCCGACGAGGTCCCGGCGAGGGCGGTGACGATGCCGTAGGGCTCCGTCGAACCGTCACCGGCACCGATCGCGAACTTCGTGGCCTCGAGCTGGTCCTTGGCGTCCTGGAGCAGCATGAGCATGTCCGACGTGAAGCCGGGGTAGTCCATGCCGATCTCGAACGAGTAGTTGATCTGCGCCTTCGCCTTGTGGGCCGTGACGGTCGGCTGCGCCAGCGTCGGGGAGCCCTCGGTGATCGCGGCGGCCTCAGCCCCGAACGAGGCGGTGACGCCAGCGGTCGAGACACCCTTCCACTTGTCGTTCGTGATCGGGACGACGCGGCTGATCTGACGGAACGGGTTGGCCGAACCGTCGGAGGTCAGGATCAGGGTGGGGTCGATGATGACCGGGACGGCGTAGCCGCCCGCGTTGCTGGTGAGCGACGCGGCGCGGGTGAAGGCCTCGCGCTCGTCGGTGGTCAGCGACATGCCGGACGGGTCGGCCAGCATCTTGCCGAAGGCCCGCTCGTAGGTGTCGGAGCCGGTCGCAGCGATGCGAAGGGCCACGGACTCCTTCGGGGTCACCGGGCCGTCGCCGCCGTCGAGGTAGCGAACGAGCTGCTCGGCTCGCTCCCGGTGCTCGTCCTTCGCGAACGGGGCCTTCTCGATGGCCGCGAGGCCGCGGTCTCGGACCTCGGTGCGGGTCGAGTCGAGCCGCAGCGACGAGAAGTCGAACGGGTCGGCGTTGCGGTTGAGGTTGAGGTTCGGGGCCGAGATGGTGCCGTCGCCACGCTCGATGGCAGCGGGCTTGTCGGCGGCGAGCCGCTCGAGCTCGGCGTGGCGCTCCTCGATGTTCTTGAGGGCGGCGCGCTTCTCGTCGCGGAGCTGGACGCCGGCCTTGAAGTCGGCGGCCTGATCTTCGGGGAGCGCGGCGTCGCCGGCGCGCTCGTGGATGTCGGTGATGCAGGCATCGAGGTAGGCGATGTCTGCGATGAGGGATTCGCGGGTCTCCATGGTGGAGGGTCCTTTCAGGAGTGGATCGCGAGCAGGCGGGCGCGTGCGTCGCGGGTGAGGCCGGAGTGCCGGGGCGGCTCTGGCGGGTCGGCGGCTCCGTCGCGGTCCGAAGTGCCCTCGGCGGCTTCGGGGGTGGGAGTGCCGGAGATCAGGGCGCGAGCGAGGTCGCCCAGCGCGGACGGGTCAGCGAGGATCGCGGCGAGCTGCTGCGATCGGACACCTACGGAGGTGCCTTCGTAGGCGGGAAATACGACGGGGCCGACCTCGTACAGCTTCACCTCTTGGACGGTGCGAAGCGGGATGTCACCGGACTCGTCGTAGGCCTCCTTCACGACCGAGAACCGGAACGACATTCCGTCGATCGACCCGGAGGCGATGGCGTCGCGAACCGGCTGGATCAGCCAGTTGTCGTGGAGGCGTGCCTTGACGTAGAGGCCGTGGGCGTCCTCGCGGATCGCTTCGAGCGACCCGATCGGGATGGACCCGACGAGCGGGTGGTGGCCGTGGTCGAACTGGATGACCGGGGTTCGTTCCTTCAACGTCTTGGTGAACGCACCGGGGGCGATCACCTCGTCGAAGGTGCCTTCCCAGGAGTCGATGCGGGTCGGGTCGCCGAACACCGCCCCGTATCCCTCCAGGGTCAGACCGTCGGCGGAGTCGGCGGCGCGTTCGAGCTGGAACGACACGGAGCGCGTCAGGTTCTCGCGGGGGGCGTCCATCAGATTCCACCTCCGGTGGAGTTGCCCGAACCGGGCGGTTGGAGCTGCACGGGGATCAGCCCCGAATGCACAAGCAGCGCAGGGTTCCGGGCCTGCACCGCCGCGACGACCGACTCGGGCGTGTATCCGCCATCGGTCAGGGTGCGGATCGACTCGGCGTCGACCCTGAGGATCTCGGCTGCGTCCTTCTGGTCTTCTTGCAGGAACGAGATGTCGCGGTCGTCGTACCAGAGCCGCGAACCCGCGGGTGTCGGAATGAGCTTCTGGAGGCACGCAGCGGCCATGCGCCACTGAGGGCGGGCCCAGCCGTCACCGAACTTGCGGCGGGCCTGCCCGTAGTTCGAGTACGTCGCCTGCTGGAGACCTTCGGACAGGCCGACGATCACCGGAGGAACACCACCAGCGGCGGCGATCCGGGTCTCACCAGCACCTTGGGTGACCTTGAAGTCCAGTTGCTTGAGGTCAGCGCCGACGACCTTCACATCCGCGCCACCAGCGAGCCACAGCGTCTTGTAGGCGTTGTCCACGCCCTCGTGTTCCGACATCACGTCGATGAGCTCAAGGGCGTCCTTCTTCGGAACTGCCTCGGCGAGTGACACCGCCAGGTTGGGGGTGGCAGCGTTGTCGAAGAACCGGCCCTTGTGGCGGGTAGCCGCGGTGTCGGATCGGATCTCTTCGGCGATCGGCGTCAGCCACGACATCCCACGGAACAGGGCCGTCGGGTCGGGGATCGGAGCGAAGTGGGCCACGTCCTCGAGAAGCAACGTGGTCGGCTTGCCAGACCGGTAGCCGTTCGACCAATGCAGGTAACCAAGGGGGCGGGCGTCGATCCCTTCCTCGGTACCGTCAACGGAACCAAGGATGATGTCCACCCGGTCAGGGCGCAGGCGACGGAGCTGCATCTGCCGGTCGACGAATCGGCGGGCGATGAACGCATTCCCGGCCAGCGACGCGTCCTGCTCCATGCGAGCCAACAGGTCACCGGTGGTGCCGTTCGGCCACGGCGTCTCAAGCAGGGCCAGATCGGGGGTGCCGAACAGGTGGCCGGGGCGGCCCTTGTCGAGCTGCTGGAACTGGAACCGGGCCTCGGTGAACAGCAGCATCCGGGCGAGGATCACCGCGAAGATCACCCCGTTGGTCTTGTAGCCCTGCTGGACGTAGCCCTCGAACGAGTTGCCGATCGACTCGGTGTTGCTCGCGCCCCAGGTGGTGACCGGCCGGTCCAAGCCGAGCCGGCTGGCGTCCATCAGCCATTCGTCGATCGTGTACCGCTGCACCGAGCGGGGTTGACGGGTACGCAGAATGCGGCTCACTGATCTTCACCCCGGTCCCACCAGATGAACCCGGCCCCGACACCCAGGACGATCGGGCCAGCCGGCGGATACGCCAGGGCAGCACCAGCGGCGACCAGGACAACAGCAACGATCAGCAGCCAGTAGGTACGGATCACCGGTACACCGCCACCGCGTAGCCACCGGGCTCCGGCTCGTTGAGGGCGTGCCAGCAGGCACGGTCGAACGCCACGATCGCAGCGATGCCGATGTCGATCTTGCGAGGCGAGTCGGTCGATTCCTTGGTGATCACGTCGCCTCCTCTCACGGTCTTGGTCACGGCGTTACGGAGATGGCGGGCCAGCCGCGGGTCGCCGTCGTGGGTCAGCGGCATCCCGGCGTCCTCTTCGTCACCGCCAGCCACGGCGGCGTAGAACCTCGAGCACGCCGGTTGCATCCGGGCCGTCTGGTTCGTCGGGAACTCGACGACCACCTCGCCGTACGCGGCTTCCCACTGTTCGATCTCGTCGGCCCAACCGGGAGGATCGGGGCAGAGCTCCAGCACCTCGTAGCGTTCCATCGCCTCAGCGACGACCCGCTTCACATCAGAGCGGGGAACCTTCCAGTTCGGGCCGGCATCGTCGGGGCGTTCCCATGCGCCGATGACGAACAGGTGCCCCTCGAGCGTGCAGCCCACCAGAGCGGTCGAGTCCCGCTTGTACGAGCCATCGAAACCCAGCACCACCTGAGTGCCCTTCGGTGGTGCACCGCCAGCGACGCGGGCCTCCCACGCGCCTTCGGGGAGCCAATGCCCACCGCCTCGGGCGAACGCACCGAGCCAGTAGCGGCGGATCTCATGGATCGGGTACTTCTTACGGATCAGCGAATCGGCACGACGGCGCAGATCGTCGTCA